GGATGGTAAACGTTCAAGTCTTTTTTATGAGGCCATCCGAATTGTAAAAGAAATGAGGTGTGCTACAGATGGCAAAAAACCAAGATATATTGTCTGGGAAAACGTCCCTGGAGCCTTCTCATCAAACAAAGGAGAAGATTTCAGATGTGTCCTTGAAGGCATCTGCCACATCAAGGACGAAACCTTATCAGTTCCTAAAATTGATAAATGGAAACAAGCAGGAACTATTGTGGGAGATCATTTTTCCCTTGCCTGGCGAGTGCTTGACGCTCAATACTGGGGAGTTCCCCAACGAAGAAAACGCATCTTCCTTGTCGCAGATTTTGCAGGTGGGGGTGCCGGAGAAATACTATTTAAGTCAGAAGGCTTGTCTAGGTATTCTAAAAAGAGCATCCGCTCGTGGCAAGGAACTGCCAGCAACTTTGCAGACAGCACTGGAGCGACAGGCACAATCTGCTTAAATGACCAAGGCGGAGAACGCACGGATGTGACAACCGATATCACTTGCACTTTAAGAGCGAAATCAAATCATCCTCCTTGCATCATGGACTCTGCAGTTTTTGATAATCACGGAAAGGATACACGTTTTACTGGACCGATAGATGTTGCTCCTACGATTTCAGCGACCTATGGAACAGGCGGCAACAATCAACCATTTGTTGTGGAGAATTCTAAGACTTATGATGTGCGATTTACCTCGGAAGGAACTGTAAATGCCCGTTCCAATGTTTACGAAAGTGATACGGCAAGAACGATTGATACGTCGGGTAATGCACCGGAAAGCAATCAAGGTGGTATTGCAGTGGTGGAATCTTATGGTTTACAAGGTTCTATGATAGGACGGGCAGATAAGAATGGACCTCAAGGTGCTGGTGTGAATGAAGGGCTTAGCTTTACTCTAAATACCGTAGATAAACACGCTGTGGTCTATGCCATTGATAGAGAGTCATTTAACTGCGGTCAAAACTATGCTAGAAACCTAGGAATTACTGAAAACGGAATTAATTCAACACTGAAGGCACAAGGGCCAAGCGCTGTTGCAACTCCTACCTATTCATCCAGTAAGGCATCGTTTTTTACAGATGCCAAAGAGGAACTGGCCAATACACTGGTTGCTACCGACTACAAAGATCCGCCACTTATCAATGATAATGACGGGATAGATTATATGGTGAGAAGACTAACACCAACTGAGTGTGCAAGACTGCAAGGTTTTCCAGATTGGTGGTGCAGTGATTTAGGCATAGAGACCCCAACGATGGATGACCTTCGGATTTGGTATGACATTTTTGAAACATTCCGTAAAGCAACGGGAGCGTACACCAAACCTAAGACACTAAAGCAAATCACGAAGTGGCTTAAAAACCCTCATTCAGATTCTGCAGAATATAAGATGTGGGGTAATGGAGTAGCCCTGCCCAATGTATGTTTTGTCCTATCGGGCATTGTTTGGTTTACACAATTAGAGGTGAAATATTAAGTCTCATTTCTACACCTAAAAAGCGAGAAATAGCTTGCTATAGTGGTGTTTTAGAGTGATATATGTACATACCAAAACAAAGGAGGTTTTGTACATGGTCATTAAATATAACGTAACAGGGGCAGACCGAAAAAGGCTAGTTACAGCACTGAGCGAAATTACAGGTGTGAAAGCAAAGTATTTAGGAATGCCTAGCATGGCTTATGAGGTGGGGGATTTTATCATCGACAAGAATGGAACACTTGAACAAGGTGGCAAGGCAGATAGCGAAGAAATCGAAAGTGTGGCCGAGCATTTATTAAGTGAGGGCTTTACCCCAATGGAAGAAACTAAGGGCACAGAGGCCGCACAAACGGCGGACAGCGGAACGTTTGGTCTTTGTATCTCCATGCCAAGAAATAGCTTTACTGATACAGCATTAGAAAACGTAAAAGCAATCATTCAGGTAAAAGGCGAACTGATTCGTCACGCTTTGCGGCTAGACGATTTACCGATTAAGATTTCAGAAGAGGAAGTCTCATTTCCTTGGTTTGAAGAAATGCCTTCACCAGAAGAGGTACAAGCTTATACCCACTTTATTTCAGCTCTTTGTGAGATGGCAAGGAATCAAAAACGCATCACGGTAAAAGAAAAGGAAACTCCGAATGAGAAGTATGCATTCCGATGCTTTTTATTGCGCCTTGGCTTTATCGGAAAAGAATATAAGGAAGAACGGAAAATACTGCTTAGAAACTTGAGCGGTTCATCGGCATTTAAAGGAGGAGCTAAAAATGAGGATAATCAGTAAAGAAAGACTACACCATCTTCGTGAAAAGTATCCTGTAGGATGCCGTGTAGAACTATTAAGAATGGATGATATTCAAGCACCAGTGATTGGAACAAAAGGAACAGTAATAGGCGTTGATGATATCGGCTCAATCATGGTGTCTTGGGACACAGGGTCTAGTTTATCCGTTGTTTATGAAGAAGACCTTTGCAGGAGGATTGACGATGACAGATAAGCTAAAAGAGCAGATTATTGCCATTCGAGATACAGGCCTTACCAATATGTTTGATGTGAACGCAGTCCAAAGAATCGCAGATGAGATGGAATTTTATGAGCTGGTCATTTTTCTTGATGAAGAAAAAGCCAAGTATGTGAAGTTCATTTTAAACGGTGATGAAGATTAAAGCATAAACAAGTTCAATAGTATAGGGATTTGAGCGTGCAGACGCTCTTTCTCTCGTCATACAGCTTTAGGCTGTATTTTTTATGCTCATTTTGAAGGGAGGTGACCGCAATCAGAAAGCTCAAGAAATATAAACCAACTCCTTTTATGGCAAAGGACTCTGTCTACGATAAAGATGCTGCAGATTATGCGGTGAACTTTATTGAGTGTTTAAGTCATACCAAGGGGAAATGGTCTGGAAAACCATTTGAACTGATTGATTGGCAAGAACAAATTATCAGAGATCTCTTTGGAACACTGAAACCAGATGGCTATCGGCAGTTTAATACAGCCTATATTGAGATTCCTAAGAAAATGGGGAAATCTGAATTAGCGGCAGCTGTCGCATTACTGCTTACCTGTGGTGATGGCGAAGAAAGAGCCGAGGTTTATGGATGCGCTGCAGACAGGCAACAGGCATCCATTGTTTTTGAGGTGGCTGCTGATATGGTACGTATGAGTCCGGCTCTAAGTAAACGAGTCAAAATCTTATCGGCAACAAAACGAATCGTTTTTCAACCGACTAATAGTTTTTATCAAGTGCTTTCAGCAGAGGCCTATTCAAAGCATGGCTTTAATATTCATGGTGTTGTTTTTGATGAGTTGCATACGCAGCCCAACAGAAAACTCTTTGATGTCATGACCAAAGGTTCTGGTGATGCCAGAACACAGCCCCTATATTTTCTTATCACCACGGCAGGATCTGATACAAAATCAATCTGCTATGAAACCCATCAGAAAGCCAAAGACCTCATGGAGAAAAGAAAGATTGACCCTACTTTTTATCCGGTTATTTATGGAGCAGATGAGGCTGATGACTGGACTGATCCAAAGGTGTGGAAAAAAGCTAATCCAAGCCTTGGCATAACGGTAGGGATTGATAAGGTAAAAGCCGCTTGTGAATCAGCCAAGCAAAACCCTGCAGAAGAGAATGCCTTTAGACAGTTACGACTTAATCAGTGGGTCAAACAAGCGGTTCGCTGGATGCCAATGGACAGGTGGGATAAATGCACCTTTGCCGTAAATGAAGAGGATTTACTTGGAAGGGTATGCTATGGCGGACTAGACCTTTCTAGTTCCATCGATATTACTGCCTTTGTACTGGTATTTCCTCCCGTTGATGAAGATGATAAATACATTATTCTTCCCTACTTTTGGCTGCCAGAAGAAACTCTAAGTTCCAGAGTCAACCGTGACCATGTTCCCTATGATGTCTGGGAAAAGCAGGATCACCTTAAAACAACGGAAGGCAATGTAGTTCATTACGGTTTTATTGAGAAGTTTATTGAAGAACTTGGCGAAAAGTACAATATTCGTGAGATTGCCTTTGACCGTTGGGGGGCCGTACAAATGGTTCAAAACCTAGAAGGCATGGGTTTTACTGTTGTCCCCTTTGGTCAAGGATTTAAGGATATGAGTCCACCGACTAAGGAACTGATGAAACTAACGCTAGAAGAAAAGGTCGCTCATGGCGGGCATCCAGTGCTTCGTTGGATGATGGATAACATTTTTGTTCGAACAGACCCGGCAGGCAACATCAAGCCAGACAAGGAAAAATCATCAGAAAAAATTGATGGTGCAGTGGCAACGATTATGGCTCTTGATCGAGCGATTCGTTGTGGCAACGATACGAGTGCTTCGGTTTATGACAACCGAGGCATTCTCTTTATATGAGGAGGTGATTGATTTTGGGATTTTTATCATCCATTTTTAAGGCAAGAGATAAGCCTACTGATAGAGCTGTGAGTTCCAACTATACATTTTTAATGGGATCAACCACAGCAGGTAAAACAGTGACCGAACGGTCGGCACTTCAAATGACGGCTGTATACTCTTGTGTTCGAATATTAGCTGAAGCAGTAGCAGG